GCAAATTGGGAAGCGGTTCAATCCCTAGACGTTAGGCAAGGTGCGCTAAGATTAACGAAAATCTTGGAAAGCGTCACATGAATGAGCAATATTTACGGCAAGGGTGCAAAGGGCAAGGCGACCAAACTCCACGCTCTTATTGTTAGATCGCGTGGGAGATGTGAACGTTGTGGATCTAGGCATGTTTTACAGTGCGCTCATATTATCTCTAGAAAATATTCATGGACCCGAACGGACTTGGATAATGCGTTCTGTTTGTGCGCCTCATGTCATAGATTTTTTACCGACAACCCGGTGGAATTCGGTATCTTCACGATCGAAAAGATCGGTGATGACAAGTTTGATGAACTCATTCAAAAAAGAAACTCCATCGATAAGTTTGATTGGGACGAAGAGGCCGAAAGATTGAACGCGATCGCTAAAGGAAAGCAACTCCTATGAGGTCTTCACCAATCAGCCCACTCGAAATTGAAGATAACATAGTGAGACTGGTCGAAGAATTAGAAGACCACACAGAAGCCTTTGAGGTTTTGGCAGTAGATCAATCCAAAAAGGAAGCCCGCTACAAGTCTTCATGGGCCAAGGAATACCTTGCCGCTAATGGTTCTATCAAAGAGCGTGAGTCGTGGGCTGATTACAAACTCAGCGACGAATACTACGAAGTCAAAATCGCAGACGCCCTGTTAAAAGCAAAGAAAGAGAAACTCAACTCAATCCGTACCGCTTTAGATTCTCTGCGTACCCTCGCCGCTAACGTCAGGGCACAAATATGAAACACCAAGTAAGCAAGGATTTGGAACACCTTCTTGTACCGGTGGATCAATTGCTCACCCTTCCGAACAATCCTCGTAAGGGCAACATCGCCTCCATCGCCGCTTCATATGAAAAGTTCGGACAAGTTAAACCGATTGTTGCCGTGGACAACGAGGATGGCACAGGAACTGTTATCGCTGGCAACCATCAATTGGCAGCAGCAAAACAACTGGGCTGGACCCACATAGCGGCGTTGCATGTTCCGTTCGACCACGACAAGGCGATTGCTTTCGCTCTTGCCGACAACAGAACTTCCGATTTAGGAGAGGACAATCAAGGGCTTCTCCACGACATGCTGATGTCCGTAGTGGAGGATATGCCTGAGTTCTTTGAAGAATTGGGTTGGGATGATTTTGAAATAGCGACCATTGACGTAACCGATCCCGGCGTTGTTCCGGTGTCAACTTCGAACGACGGTTGGACGCCCCCCGTGATGCAACTACCGGAGACGGAAGAAGACATCAAGTCTGTTATTAAACAGGGAGCCACGGCTGCCAATTCGGCAGGGGCGAAGGCGTCTGTTCAATACACGCTGGTATTTAATGATGCTGAACAGCAGGCAACGTGGTATGCATTTCTTCGTTATTTAAAATCAGATCCGGATTTGAAGGAATTGCCGACAACGTCAGAACAGGTAATGGCTTTCCTGAACCGGCATGTCAGTCTAAATCGGGAGTAGTTAGTTGAATAGTGCAATTGAAGATTCTGGATTTATTGTCCTCGGTCGAATCGATTCCGGTGACGGTGAGGGAAAGGGATTGGATCAGAAGATCGACCATGTCAACAAAATCTTCTTCGATACCGTCCATCTCTTCGGGACTCCCCTCAACAAGGTCCATGCAAACCGAAAGAAGATGGTCACGGATGGTGAGGATAGAATCGTCCATTAGAACGGCTGCGGCTCTTTCGCCGCCTCCCAATGCAAAACCGTGTCAGGAATGACGCCGTCATCATCATGAATCTGTTCAATCAACATGGCCCACCCAAGGGCGCGGCCATCCAGATTGGGTGCGATCTCTTCGGCAAGTTCTACCGCCGTGGTCTTGGAGTCGGCGTCGAACCGGATGGAAATTTCATAGGTATTCATAGCGGGTGCCCTCTTGTGCTTCTGTTCTAAACAGGATACACTCGGCCCTACGAGCAGTCAAGACCCATTGAGTAGTAGGAGAAAATTATGGCTCGTTCAGAAGCAAGCATGACCCTTCGGGGTAACAATGTTATCGATGTCGAATTGAAATACAGCAATGCCGGTACGGCCATGCTGCGACTTCGATTGGCAGTAGATAAATGGAAGAAAGATGGCGACCAGTGGGAAAAGGCGAACACATCCTTTTTCAACGTCCAACTCTGGGGTGAGCAGGCGGAACACGCCGCCGAGATCATTGAAAAGGGCCAGCGCCTTGAGGTCAAGGGTCCGATCGAAGAGCGCAGTTGGACCACAGATGAGGGTGAAAAGCGTTACGCCTATCAAGTAACCGCCCGTGAAATCCTGATTCCCCTTGAAGACATCGAAAGTCTTGTCCGGGTGAAGCGGGAGAAGCGGGATAACGGTGCTGCACCGCCAGCCGCGACCAAGTCCAAGTCAACTCCGGCTCAAGACCCTTTTGATGAGGAATTAGACTTCTAACAAGTTCTGTTGTTGTAAACTCGCAACATGCTTGAGGTTCAACATCGGTCATGGGTGGACTATAAACGGGGCACGCTGCTTCCTGATTTGTCCCCCAAACTCGTCTTAGAGGCGTCGGAAACCCACACGGCCCTACAGGCTATGAAGGGGTACGACCGCGACCTCAGAAGCCATCGTCCTCATTATCTGATTGATCCTGAAGGATATGTCGTTTATAAACTCTCTGATACTGCTTATTCAGTAGTTGGTGACTTTCATCCAACTGCTCCGCACAGGAATGTCCGGTGTATTTTTGCAGCGATCGTTAAAGAAACGGCACTTGAACTGAGTGAGGAAAATACAATCAGGGCCGGTCGGCTCATTCGTGGGATCTGCGATTTGGAATCGATATCCACTGACGTTTTTCGATGCGAACCCGATAGTGACAAGTTGGGATTTGAGACACTCAAAAATCTAGAAGGAGTTGTCTGTTGGCACCTTTTCCCCGGAAACGAACACGTTCTTACCCCCGGCAAAATCAACTGGGATCAACTGTGCGAAGGCATTTCACTAGGTCTAGACCTGCCGCCCGAGCCGGAAGAAGAGAGTACGGAGGAAAAACCGGAAGACGAGAATATAGAACCCGAACTTGAGTCAGAACCACCAGACGTAGATGTTCCCGCTCCGGAGGCTGTGGCTGATGCCACTGATTTTAGGAGAAATCAAACCGGTCCCAATATGGATTCGGAACCTCCAGAGCAGGAACCTGATAAGCCTACCAGACCAGAACCAGAGCCAGAACCAGAGCCTGACCCCACAGTCGTTGAGCAATTGGCACAAACGATTCTGACCCAAGCGGGTTTGTCCTTACCTGAACCAGAGCCGGAGCCTGAACCGGATCTTGATGCCTTGAGGGTGGTCGATCTCAAGGCAATAGCCAAGAATCTTGGAGTAACTACCACGGATAAGAACAAGGCCGAACTGGTAGCGGCCATCAAAGAGGCACGGCCCTAACAGTATAAGTTACAACAGGTAGTAGGGTGGGACAGTAGAATCCGCAAGCCGTTGTGGTGGTGACGGCAGTGCGTGCGGGGGGTCCGGGCGCGGGCGCTTTCCTCCTTTGGTCCTCATGCCCCGACCTCTCGCCCACTAATCTTGTTCCGTGCCACGCAAGCGCCTCTTCCTAGATACCACGGTGCTGGACGCCGCCCGAGAACGAATCAGGCACGTTTACGACACCTTTGACACAGTTTGTGTTCAATTCAGCGGCGGCAAAGACTCCTCAGCCGTTTTGCTACTCGCCAAGGAACTTCACGACGAACGCGATCTTGGTCCGGTTAAAACAATCTTTCGCGATGAAGAAATGGTATCCCCATCAGTAATCCGTTATCTGGAATGGGTGAAGGATCTGCCATGGGTAGATATGGAATGGTACTGCCTCCCGATGGGACAAGAAGTTTGGGTACTTGGCAGACGCGAATACGTTCTCCTCTGGTCGGCCATGCGAGAAAAAGAAGGTCGATTGATCCGAGAAATACCCCCATGGGCTATCACTGCCAAGCACTTTGGATTAGACAATGGCAAGGTGGTGCCCGAGCCAATCGACTACTACACGATGCAAGGCAAGGAGGGGAGGGTCGCCTTCCTTACGGGCATCAGGGCCAACGAATCCATGATCCGCTATCGATCTGTGGTTCAGAAACTCCACGAAAACTACATCAACAGGCCGTACCGTTTAAGCAAGGCGATTCCGCTACGTCTGGTCAAACCAATTTACGACTGGACCACTGATGACGTTCTCAGGTATGTGGCAATAGATAGCGAGTTTCCATATTGCGAATATTATGATTTCGCAGCAATGTGTGGAGCGAACACGAGAGTTGGAATTCCGCTACACTCTGTTGCTGCTCGTAGGTTGAACGATGTTGTTAAGACAGAGCCAGAATTCTATGATGCCCTTTGTCGGGCATTTCCACAGATAGATGCTCAGCGACGATTGTGGGCTGATTTTAATATTGAAAAATTGATTGGTTCATATTCCCAAGATTCGTGGGATGGGGTGCGGCGTTGTATCAACGACAACATGCTTTCACCGGGAAAACATAAAGACGCTATGAAGTTTGTAGCAGCGTTCAGAAAGAAGCGGAATAACGACCCCTATGGATATCCGATAGATCATCTGATACGAACTCTGCTGCTCAATGAATTCAGACACACCGCACCTTCCCCCGTGGGACCGAAAACTAAGGCTCATCGTATGAGAATGGCAGCCCTAGCGGACGCTGACGACATGGACAAAGTGGACGACCTCGCATGATCGAAATAGAACTTCTCAAACCACAAAATCTGAAAACACCCGATTGGCGAACCACCTTCATCCTCAAAAATGATCTGCTTGGTTTGAGGAACTCCATCAAAACTTTTGGGATCCTTCAACCAATTGTGACAATGGAAGATGGAACCATTATCGACGGCAACGCTCGTTGGAGCGCCGCTCACGATTTGGGTTTGAAAGAAGTTCCTGTTGTTCGAACAAATCTGAACAAAGCGGAAGCAATTCTCTTACACATTCAAATGAACCGCTGTCGTGGGAGTATCGTTACCCACTTGCTTAGCCCTGCGATCCGAACCCTCATGAGGGTTATGGATGAACAAGAAATCATGAGCGCATTGAGCATGTCCGCTGACGAATTTGATGTTCTCAGTGACGGCACTCTCATCAAGAAGCGTGGAGTATTTCAACACAACTACAACAACGCGTGGGTGCCTATCGAATCCTCAGCCAGTGAAGACTTCCACATCGAACGTCCACCCACGCCCGACAAGTAGAATAGACGCCATGGACAAGTTTGAGAATTTCAGAGAGGATCTAGACCTCACCATCACTGACCACGCCGGTCTTTTATGCGACCTCTTCTCATTAGGTCAACAACTAATGCCGGACGACCGCAATTGGACTCAGCCCATGCTTGAAGCGTGGGAAGCATGCGAGAACATTCGCACAGGTGGAAGAACCGACTAAACAACGCAGGGACGGGCCGGTGACCGACCCGCCCCTACCGTCGGATCATCACCTCCTTTGCTATTCAGGGCTTCCCAAAGGAGGCCACCCGAACTATGCAATGGAGATTACTAGTACGACACTATTCTGGAAGAAAGTCCGCTAAAAGGCTGGCAGCAGTAACTTCCGTTCCCGAAGTAATCACACCTTCAGTGGCAGCGTCAACGACAATACGCTTTGAATTGATCAAAGCGAACACCTGTTCGTCAATCGTGCCAGCAGCAAGAGCATGGGTAATCTGTACCGCTCCCGTGGTTCCTAGCCTATGTATTCGCGCAGAGACCTGATCCACATCTGCGGGGGTCCAAGGATGCTCAATAAAAAGCATGTCTTGTGCAACCGTCAGAGTGTGACCACTCTTTGCTGCCTGAATCGACAGGACAATGACGGGAGCCTCTTCGGCAGTCTGCTCCATGAACTCTTTTTTCGCTGCCTCTACATCGGCTACAGACATTCCACCTTGGATCTTCAACCCGCCGTACTCGTTGGATAACAGATTTACGATCTCCCGATGGTGGGCGGCCAGTACCACCTTCCGTCCCTCGTTGATTCGACTCTCAACCCATTCGTTAACGGCCTTTAGTTTCATCTTGGCTGCTATCCGTTTTAGAACCGACAACCTGATGAGATGTTCGTGGGATTCCGCCGCCAACTTAGCCCTTACGGCGGCGCTGTAGGGATCCTGTCCCATTTCCTTTGCCAATTCTGCTGCCCGTTCAGCCATGAACTTGCCGATGTCGTTTTCCGCCTCCTCGTATTCCTTCTTATACTTGGGGTCGGGTTCGATCATCCATTCCGAATGGCGGATAGGCGGAAGGTCTTTTAGAACCTGAGGCTTGGTTCGTCTGATATAGCACGATGCCCGCAGGCGATCGTTCAGTTCATCTAGGTTTGTGGCCCCGTCGATGTGCCACTGCTTGAACCGATCTCGGAAGGCTCCGCAGTATCTCTTGTAGAACGCCCAGAGTCCACCGAACTCCTTGAGTCTTCCGATGATTTCCAGTTGGGGTCCGTACTCAGCCGGGCGATTTGTAATAGGCGTTCCAGTGAGGCATAAAACCAGTCCTTCACTCGGTACCGTTTTGGCAATTTGTTGGGCACGTTTTGTCCTCTTCGCTTTGGGATTTTTGAGATAGTGACTTTCATCGAATATGTAAGACCTATAACCTTTGAGAGCCTCCGGATGAAAATCGATGTTGGAGTAGCCAATGATGGTGAAATCGGCATCTTCCTCAGGAAACTCGGAACGATTGACCACCCGTCGCCACGTTCTAGTTGGAAAAAACTTCTCTATCTCTTTAACCCAGTTCAGCGCCAAGTTGGGTGGACAGACAACTAGGGACGGGTAGGCATTTTCGTATTGAACAGAAGCCAATGCTTCTAACGTTTTTCCCAAACCCATTTCATCCGCGCAGAACACCTTCTTATGCT